TATTCGCTGCTCCATTATAAATTTGGGTAGTTACTAATATTTTATTAGATGAGCTTGATGGTGTAATGGCTACAGATAAACCTGTAAGGTCTGTATATCCGCTCGTAACAGCTTGTGAGGTAGTAAATCTATCTTTTTTTATTGTTTGCAAAACTTGAATAATATTTCCTGCCTTTGGGTTTGTCGTTGTTAAAACTGTACCGCTTGCTGTATCAGGAACAGTTAATACTCTTGCATTTGAACCAGAAGAAGGAGCCTTTAGCTCAAAAGTACCTCCTCCAGAATCAGCTGTTAATTTTATAGAACTCATGGTTTTGGATTAGCGTCCTTTACTGCTTTTATGTGGGTTGCCCACGTACCTGTTGTATCTAATTTACCTGCAATCATATCGTCATATAACATCGCTAATTGTTCTCTCCAAGATTCATAAGTTGTAGAACCATTAGTTGTCCTATCAGTCTTATACTTAACAGCAGCAGCTTCAGTATTTATTGCTGTTCGTGCAGCATCTATTTTACTTTGATCTACAGTAAATTTTTCAGTTTGGTTTGTATCTGCCTTAAAAATTCCTACATCATCAATTACTTCTATAAAGTCATTTGGATAAGCCCTATGAATGGCATTGTGATCATAAAGTGTCATTAACCTGCTACCTCCATTAAAGTACAGAAACTATGTCCTCTTTCCCCACTTGCATTGTCTGGATCATCCTTTGTTCTGTTTATATACCAAGTTCGATTACTAGCATTTCTTATATAAAGTTTATAAGTACAGGCTGACGTTGTGTTTGGACTGTCTAAATAATTAGAAAATTGAATATAAGTTGTAGTTGTACCTGTATTTCCACTATCGTGTCCTTCAGTAACAGCTTGAAAACAACCAAGTCTACTGCCACTATCTACTCCTCCTAGTCTTGTTCCAGTTGTACCGCCTGATATATCTCTTTCTACTCTTGTTATAAAGTTAGAATCATTATCAGTGCCTTCTCCCATAGTGTACATATTTACTAAAATTTTACTTGATGTTGAGGAAGGTGTTATAGACGTATTGATAATAGAAATATTTGTAAATTCATTACCATTCATTGATATTGATGAAGCTGCTGTAACCCTAGTATTAACTACTTGAAGAATAGATCCTGCACCTCTTTTAGGTGCTGTTACTGCACCAGCAGCAAGCATATCAGTATCTACTATTCCATCAGGCAAACCTCCTACTGAGATTCCTGTTACTGTTCCTGATCCATTAATTGCAATAGGCATAATTTAAACCACCGTATAGACTGAACCGCTAGGTATTGTGAGGGTCACGCCTGCGTTAATTGTAATCGGTCCAAAGCTACCAGCATTGCAGGTAGATCCGAATGTAGTTCCGATTGTGTAGTTAGTTGTTATTGCTGTTCCATTCTCTATTATCACCTTGTCAGACCCACCACCAGTTGCTCCAGATGGTGCATCAACGTAGGAGAGGACACCAGCACCATTTGTGGATAAGAGCTGACCTGATGAACCTGTTGCTGTTGGGAATTGAGCAACTTTTGTTCCATTAGCTACGATACCAATCTGTCCGGAACTTACTCTAAAGAATCCAGTGTCTGTGTCTTCAGTAAATGTGATAGAAGGAACTGAAACTGTTCCATCAGGAAATGTTCCACCAGCATTTAAATAATCTGCACTGGCAAGAAGCACTCCAAAGAATGATTCTCCAGAAGCTGGAGCAGAGCTGAAAACTATATTTGTTCCTGATAGTTGAAATCCTGTTGTTCCAGTAGAATCTGGTTCCTGGACTACACCACCGACAGATATTATTAACTGAGTTTCGTACTTTGGAAAAGGAGTAGGTGCTGCACCTCCTACCTGTAAAGCGAAAGATGTAGTACTACCATTAAAACTACCTGATATATCATCTATAGTTTTGTAATCTACATTTGCCCTTATGTCATTTCCAATATATGGCATGACTGTTTAACTACAATATTCTTTTTCTGTTCTTATTTTACAGGGAGTAATCTTCTGACTTATGTATTAGGACCAGCTGTAGAAGGTTGTGTTGGCCAGACAACATCATCAGGAGTTTTATCTTTATAAGTTTGAGGAATATCTCTTATAACTTGTCTATATGCAGCCCACTGTGCCTGATCAACAGTTGCACCAGTTGTCATCGTCCAATCTGTATCTCTTAATATCTGATCTCTTGTAGCTCTGATATCATCCCAAGTTAATGTATTATCAACAGCTTCGGCTGTGTTTCCCTCTGCTACCCAAGCAAGATATTTTTGGTAATCTCTGTTTGCCTCATCTGGTGGTATCCAAGCATTATCTTCTTTTCTGATGATGTATTGAACAGCACCTGCATGATCGTCTTTTGGTGCAAATTTGTAAGTATAATTCATAGTTTAAAGCTCCGCATCAAATGTTGCTGATCCAGTAGTAATTCTAAATTGACTTGTGTTATCAGTGGTAACTCTCATACCCCAAGCCATTGTGTTTGCATTAGAACTATTAAAAGAACAACCACTATATGTAACACCGACAAGTGTTAAAGTCGGATTTGCTCTCATTGTAGTTGGGTGTGCAGATCCTACAGGCAATGTATAAGCACCTGTAGTATTACAAGCTACTTGTCCATCAGCCATTCTATGACTTATATCTGGATCTTCATAATAATACCTCTGACATAAAGCAAGCTCCTGACCGAATGACCTATGCTCAAAATCTGTTGCCACGCTGCCTACTTCTAATTGAACTCCTGTAATTTTAAAGTAATTATCTGTAGAGCTTAAAACATTTACTCCTTGACCAAAAGCAAAACCAGCATCAGAATAAGTACCCCAAGATGTTGAATCTGAAGATTTAACGCCAGATCCTGCTGCCATTATCCAAGCAATCTCCCAACCAAAACCATTATCATTATTAGGCTGTGTTCCTGTATTTGCTGCAAAAGTCAAAGTTTTCTTTTCCCATGTACCACTTTGACTAATTGTGTAAGTTTTTGTAATATGAATATTTCCGTCTTGTTGATAGATGTTTATTGCATAAGTTCCAGTTTGATATGCTTTAACATAAAAAGATAAAGTTACTTGATTTGCTTTTACGCTTTGTAAATTTTGAGCCTCTATTCTATGACCGATAAACGCATATTCATTAGAATCTAAAGAAGTCTCAGCAGTTGTAACATCAAATTCATAAGATTGAGAAAAATCATCAGGAGAATCGCTAACCTGTTTTTGTGTATAAGCTGCTTGATCGGTATTAGCAACAGCTAATCTAAATCTATCAAGAGTTGCATAGCCAGAAGATGTAGATGACGTACCACGTTGAGCCACGTTCATAGCTCCGTTAATTATTAAATTACGATTACTTAAGTTATTAGTAATATTGGCAGTACACGTTCCATTGCTTGCCAAAGTTATGGCATCGCTTGTTGCGGAATTGGAACGGATTCCGTCTACTTTTAATGTGCTCATGGTTTAGGATATTTGTCTTTTGTTTCCTTTATTTTTGCCTTCCAAGCATCAATGCCTGAATGGTAAATTAAATCCAACTGATCGACCACAGAGGGATATTCGGCTGCTCTATCTCTTTGATATTTAGTAGCAGCTAATTCTTTGTCTATTTCTGTTCGTGCAGCATCTATCTTAGATTGAACTAACTCAATTTTTGAGCCATCTGCCTTAAAAGCTCCTGTGCCATCATCAATAGTTACCGCATCAGGATATGCTTTTCTTATTGCATCGTGATCTAAGCTCATACTGCTACCTCCATTGCTGTTATTGTAGAAATACCTCTTCCTGTGTAAATCGCATTAGAATTATTTACTGGTGTATTAACTCGCATTGTAGCTCCACCATATTTATATACTTGTAATTTATAAGTTAAAGAAGAAGTTGAACTTGGTGAATCTAAAAAAGAACCACTATATACTGCAACTTTGTCATTGTTACCACTTTGATATTGACCACCTTGAGTAACTCTTTGCATATTTGAATCACCTGCATCGCCTATTCCTATGTCTGTACTGTCTCTTAAAAGTTTAACCATAGTTAAATCATCACCACTAACATTTGCATCATAATGTATAAGTATTTTATTACTTACTGATGATGGTGTTATTGATACTGATAATCCAATATCGTGAAATCCATTTGAAGTAGTTGAAAAAACATCTGTTTTTGCTGTTTGCAAAACTTGAATAATATTCCCTGCCTTTGGGTTTGTTGTAGTTAATATCGTTCCATCAGCATTTGATGGTACAGTAATTGTACGATCAGACGCAGGGTTACTGGATGGTGCAGCGATGATTACACTGTTACCACCCGAATGTTTTAATTTTATTGAACTCATGCTGCTATCTCCATTAAAGTCATATGTGATGGTGTATCTTCTTCGTGTACTATAACTTTTCCATTATCGGATGTTGTACCTGACGCTGCCTGTACTCTGTACACACATGAAGAGGTTGTGTTTGGTGAATCTTCAATATTTACACAAGCGTTCATTCTTGAAAATAATCCCTGACCAAAAGCATTTAACTGAATACCTAAAGTTGCTGGGCTGTTACTTGCTTCGTAAATATTTGTATCAACACCTCCCGTTACACGTCTAACTCT